GCCAGCATGTTAGCGCGGCTGCAGAGCGGCGGCATAAATAAACAGTACGGCGGTCGCGGAGCAGTGGGCATGCCAGTGCAAGCCATGCAGTACGGCGGTCGCGGAGCAGTGGGCATGCCAGTGCAAGGCCAGGTTGGCCGACCATACCCGGAATCACTCAGAGGCATTGGAACAATGGAACAACACATGCGCGCCGCGTCTCCATTTGGAGGCAGCTAGTGGCTGATTTTCGCATGAGCGACCTGATTACTGCACAAATGATGCAGGAGAGCAGCAATAACCCTATGGCAGTGTCGCCAAGTGGCGCGACAGGCTTGATGCAGATTATGCCGCAGCATGCTCACGATTTATACGGCTCGTCTGCTCCCAGCGTATTTGACGAGGCGCGAGCAAGAGGTTTTGACACTGGCTCCGAAAGCGTAGGCGATGCGGCGAGATTGCTGCGTGATCCTGAGATAAACATGGCGCTCGGTGATCCCTACCTGCGCGACTTAATGCGGCTGTACAACGGCAATATTGATCACGCGCTTACGGCATATAACGCTGGACCCGTTGCAATGAATGAAATGATAAGTTCTGGCGGCGGTGTTCAAGACATGCCCCACCAAGAGCAACGCGAGTATGCGCAGAAAATACGCAAATTGTACTTGGACAAAGTTGGTCAAGAAATGCCAACGACTATGGACACGATGCAGCTAACGCGACCGAAGGCGAGGCCAATGGGTTTATTGGAAATGACAAATGGCTGATTATTTCAACTCACCAAACGCGGGCCAGAACCGCCGTGCGTGGTTAAACGGCCTGCTTGGCAGCATTGGCGACAGCGCAGATTATTACCTTGGCCCAACTGGCGTCCCTGATCGCACTAGATCAGCAGGTCAGCTCGTTGACATGGTCAGCCCCGTGTCCGGCACGTTGCGATCCATGAACGCCGCCGGACGCGGAGACTATGCCGAGAGCGCCTTGGAGGGCGTCGGGGTACTAGCTCCCGCCGCTATTGCAGCAAAATTCGGCGCGCCCGCAGCTCGCGCAGTCGTCGAGACGATGACTGGCACTGGCAACGCACTGGCGGACACTGGATCGCGTGCATATCAGGACGTGATCAGCCGACTGAACCAAACCGGCGACATGGGTACGCTATACAGCAACCCTCTGGCGGCTCCGTTTGACATGATGCGTAGCGCGAGTGACCATGCGGTTGATACCAGAGTGCCGTATCAGCGGGATGGCACCGCTGTGGCCCGCCAAATATCAAACATTCCAAGTGCTAAGTCTGTAATTGGAGTGGAGGATTTGCCGCCCGCTGGTAATTTTACAAAAATTTCTCCGCTGCAATCACGCGCCTTGCCAGAGCATCAGAGCGCAGGTTACTTGTCTGATGAAATTGTGCCGCCAAGGGTGCAGCAATCTATTGCGCCACTTCTTGGCCGTGACGTGATGGCTATTGTTGGGGATCAAACGGGTCGCCACACAGTCACTTCAGTTGATGGCAAGGTGTTGCCAAACGAAGTCGCGTCAAAGGCAGGGTTTCAATACATTGACGTTCCGGGGCAAGGGTACGCTGGCGCATCTAGTGCGACGTCGAGCAAGGCCACGGAGGCTGGAAGGCCCACAACGCGCGACCCATATTACATGAGCTTTATGATGGGCGAGCAATCGGGAGACTTTGCGCGCCACCAAGGCAATATATTTGGCGAGATGTTTAAGAGCGCCCCAATCGCGGCGTCAAACGTGACAAAAGTTGACGAGGCAATCAGAAAGATTGGCGTTCCTAAGACAGTTAAAGTTTTTGACGATAATGGTAACCCTGTTATGAATCCAAAAACTGGAAAGCAAAAAACAAAAAGCGTTAAAAGTTTTCCGTTCACTAATTTTGGAACTGTTGCGGACCCGAACGCGGTAAGTGCGTATATTGACGCGATACCGACGGGTACGCAGCGTGCATACTTTTTAAAGGGGATGGACACCGACGCATTCCAAAAAATGGGCGTGCCTCGCGTTTCAGACGCTCGACTTGCTGCGGCGGACCCAAATCAGATTGGCATGGACTGGGGAACGGTTGGCTACCGAGGCTTTACGCCAGACCTTGAGCGCGGACTATACCCAACGACACCCGCTCAAAGCACCACATATGACACTGGGATCGGCAAAGTCGGCCAAGCTGACACGTTTCTTGAGGGGTCTCGCGGCATTCCAGCTAACCTTTTATACCGCGACTTAGCAGAGGCCCAGCGAGCCAAAGGCACTGGCGGCGGGCTGTTGATGAACAGCGCCGACTACAAGGCTTACGAAATGAGTCCCAAGAGGGCCAAGCAAACAATTGACGACTTGGCAGTTGAGACTGTTGACACATTTTTGGAAATAGAAAAGCGCGGCGGTCGCGGTGACGCATTGCGGTATGCGCGAGATATTCTGTCTGGCGGCAAAGTCACAGGCGCAATGGTCGAGGCCGCCCGCAAAGCAAACGCGCCGACGTGGGTAATCGCGGCAATGGCAACATCTGCTGGCCTTTCGGCGGCTAATCAGCCCACACAGCGCCCCGGCCTACTCTCAGACATATAAACGTGGTATCAATGACAAACGCAACGCAAAGAGGCCCACATGCCAATCACAACGTACACTGAGCTAAAGAGCGCGGTCGCTGACTGGCTACTGCGCGACGACCTGACTGCGGTGCTGCCGTCGTTCATTTCGCTGGCGGAGGCTGGCCTCAATCGACAAGCGCGTCACTGGCGCATGGAAAAGCGATCAACTGCGACGCTCGACAGCCAATACAGCGCGCTGCCAGCAGACTTCCTGCAGCCAATCCGGCTGTCGCTAACGAGCGGCACGACGTTTGAGCTTGAGCTGGCCAGCCAGGCCGACATTGTTGATATGCGGTCGCTGGCAGCCAACAACACTGGCCGCCCCCGCTACTACGCGCTGACTGCGGGCGAAATTGAAGTATTCCCGACGCCGGGTGACAACTACACGCTGGAATTGGCATACGTCGCCCGTGTGCCAGCACTTAGCGACAGCAACGCCGACAACTGGCTGCTGACATACTACCCAGACGCCTATCTGTATGGTACATTGCTGCAAGCTGCGCCGTATCTGAAAGACGACGAGCGCGTCGGCTTGTGGAGGTCGATGTATGATGGCGCGGTTGCGGGCATTATTGCCGACGGCGAGCGGGCAAAATTTGGAGGCTCTGGCCTTCGCGTGAAAATTCGGAGTTACTGACATGCCATTCTCGAACACTTACGAAACAATCGTGCTGAAATATGCATTCAACGCCGACAGCGTGACGCGGCCAACGGCGTGGTATCTGGGGCTGTTTACGGCTGACCCATCCAGCGGCACAGAAATTAGCGGCAGCGGCTACACGCGCAAAGCGGTCACGTTCACTGTGACTGGCGATACTGCGACCAACTCTGGCGCAGTCGAGTTTCCCGTCGCCACTGGCAGTTGGGGAACAATCAGCCACGTCGCAATCTTTGACGCGGCCACGACCGGCAACCAGATCGCATACGCGGCACTGACGACATCCAAGGCCATTGACACCGAGGACACCCTGCGGTTTCCAGTCGGCGAAGTTGACGTAACACTAAGTTAAGGACAGCACATGGCCACTCTCGTAAACCGCGCTAAAGTAGCCACGGCCACCACTGGCACTGGAACCATCACGCTGGGCATTGCCGAGGGCGGCTACCAGACATTTGCCGACGCGGGCGTCGTTGACGCTGATGTCGTCCGTTACACCATCGAGGATGGCTCTGCGTGGGAGATCGGCACTGGCACGTACACGGCGTCTGGGACGACTTTGACGCGCACGCTGACCGAGAGTAGCACGGGATCACTCCTGTCGCTCACGGGGGCCGCGCTGGTGTTCATCACGGCGGCGGCGGCGGACATTGTTCAGCCTAATACCAGCCCGACGTTTGTTGATGGAACCTTCACAGGTGACGTGACTATCGGAGACGATTTGAGCCTCACTGGCCCTACTCCAGCAATCACCCTGTTTGACACCGATGTCGCTAGTGGGTACACCAAGCTACAAAACGGCGGTGGGGGCACTTACTTAGACAGCCGTAACGGAGTCTCTAACGGACCTATCATATTCCGAGGCCAAGGTGGCGGAGTAAGCACCGAGTACGCTCGGTTTGACGCATCTGGTAATTTAGGTATCGGTATAACAAACCCCCTTGCTGCCTTGGATGTAGATGGTGGCGCACGTCACCGTCTCCGTAAATCTGGTGCTCTGCCAACACTGAACATCTCAGACCTTTCAGATGGGGCATCTCCAAACTGCGAACTGTTTGTGCAGTCTAACTCATCCACATTGGCGCGTAGTGCTGCAGCTGTGTTCTTCCAGCGCAACGTGAGTACAGCAGAGGGTAACCAAAACCCTCACGCATTGAGGGTGCAATTCACCACCACAGGCACTGGTGACCCTGCGGCAAGGCCTTGGGCAATCTCAGCAGAGATGACATCCAGCACAACCTCAAACACATCTGGGGAAGCAGGTACTTCACTCAGCGGAGTTACTCGCAAAACTGCCAGCAACAACGGTGTGATCTTTGGTGGTCATTTGCAATGTAAGGACGAAACAGACGCTGCAACACTTGGTGGCATGATCGGACTAGAGCTGAACATCCAAGGTAATGGTGCAGACACTAACGCAAACCGCTATGGCATGGACATCATTGCACGTACATTCTCTGGTGGTACTTCTGGCAACGGACGTTACAGCGCTGCTATCCGTATCCGTAATGATGCTTCTAGCTCTGGTAAGTGGAACACAGGCATCATTATTGGTGGCTTTGGTGAAGTGGAGAAGACAGACACTGCCATTAAGACGCAGAACAGTCTGAACACATCTTCGGGTCACGGTCTCATTGACGTAGGCTCCAAGCTATATGGTGTCCGCGCCAACGGTAACTACGGCGGCGGTGCTTTTGCAATGGCAAGCAATCAGTACATGGAACTAGGTGTCGTTGGCGGCACAGCTCGCATCCGTATGGTCTACAACTCATCACTTGATCGTATTGAGTTCTATAAGGGCGCAACGCTAAAGGGCTTTGTCAATATGGGTGCTGGCGCGTCTGGCGGATCAATGAACTAAACTCCAACAAGGCTGGGGGTAATTTCTAAGCCTATTTAAGGATTACAACGTGGACACTGAAAAAGTAATTGTGCCTCAAGGATTCTTCGATCAACTTGAGCAATATATTTTAGACTTACCGTACCGATATGCTGCACCTATTGCACAGGCACTAGGGCAGGTAAAGGAGCTCAACGTCCAAGAGGAAGAGGACGATGCAGCATGATTGATGACATCTACGCAACTAACGGCACAATCCAAACCTCTGACCCCATGTCGGGCAACCCTTCGTCAATCCAAGCAACAATCGACGGACAACTCATGTCTGTCCCCTTGGACCTAGCCAACCGCCACTACGTTGCGATCCTCAAGCAGGTAGCTGCTGGTACTCTAACGATTACACCCGCCAACGGAGTTTAACTTATGCTGGGCTTCAATCCACTCGCAGCATCGCCAATCGGCGCAATGGTTGGCGCGACAGTCCGCAACGTCAGCGCCGCCGCCGCCATTGTCGCGGTCGCCTCTGCCAGCGTTGTCAGCGTACAGGACGCCAGCGCAGCCGCGACGGCGACAGCCACCACGTCGGCTGGAGGCGTCCGCGCGAGCCTCGCATCGGCCACCACGACGGCGACAGCGACGACATCAGCCGACACACACCGAGTAAGCCTCACGGCAGCTCAGGCGCAAGCCACGGCCACGGCGACAGCCAAGGCTAACGCCATCTTTACGACGGGAGCCGCGACAACTGTGTCGGCGGCTGTGACGGCGCACGGACACCTTATTTTGCGTGGTGGCGCGGCTGCGTCTATTCATGCTATAGTGCAGGCAAATGCGCGATATAAGTGGGAACCGCAGCCGATCACACCAGAAAACTGGACGCCCGCATCGGCTGCGAGTGACACTTGGACACCAGCGGCAGTTGCCGCAGAAAACTGGACGCCCGCATCGGCTGCGAGTGACACTTGGACACCAGCGGCAGTTGCCGCAGATAACTGGACGGAACAATAAATGGCTGGCTTCACATACACGCTACCAACGGTAAACGGCTCCGAAGACACTTGGGGGACGACGCTCAACGCCAACTGGACGGCGATTGGCACGTTCCTCGGCTCACTAGATAGCGCGGAGCTGGCGAAGCTGGACGGGCTAACAGCCTCGACGGCCGAGTTGAACATCTTGGATGGCGTGACGGCCACGGCGGCGGAGTTAAACATTCTCGACGGCGTGACGGCCACGACGGCCGAGTTGAACATCTTGGATGGCGTGACGGCCACGGCGGCTGAGTTGAATTATATTGACGGGGTGACCTCTAACATTCAGACGCAGATGAATCTCAGGGCCAATCTTGCGTCACCATCGCTCACTGGCAACCCGACAGCGCCAACGCAGACAGCAAGCAACAACACGACACGCCTTGCGACGACGGCGTTTGTGCGTGATGCAGTTCCAGATGTGCTGAGTGCAGGTGGGACTGCCCCTATATTCGCGGCGAGGGCTTTTGGGAAGGTTTCCTCGAACGCTAAGGTCTCGGGCGGTAATTTTTCGTCATGGAATAGCAGCACAAACACAGTATCATTCTCAACTAATATGGAGAACGCAAATTATGCGGTGTCTCTGAACAGCAAAGACGGCAATGGAAATTGTTTTGTTAATGGCATTACTTCGTCAGGCTTTGTCGTTAATATTAGGAGCTCCAGTGGCGGAACGGGCGACCCCGCTAATTTCGAGTTTATTGTTGTAGCATAGGAGCGCCCGATGCCATTAGTCGAATTAACGCCGCCGTCGGGTTTTCGCTTTCACGGCACTGACTTGCAGTCCGAAGGACGCTGGCACGACGGTAGTCTTGTGCGTTGGCATGAGGGTTCAATGCGCCCCGTCGGCGGCTGGGTGGACCGCACGGGCGACGTGGAATACGCAGCGCCGCCGCGTGGGATGCTGGCGTGGCAGGACAACACGACCAACCGTTGGATTGCCGCAGGGACGTACAACAAGTTGTACGCGACGACATCCGGCGGAGGTACGTTCGACATCACGCCCGCAGGATTTACGTCTGGAGCCGAAACGGCGTCGGTAAACACCGGCTACGGCGGCGGGCCATACGGTACATCATTCTATGGACAAACCAGACCCGACAGCGGCAATTACGGCGAAGCCACAACGTGGTCAATGGACAGCTATGGCCAGTATTTGGTAGCCTGCAGCAATGCCGACGGCAAATTGTACGAGTGGCAATTAAACACCGGCACACCAGCCGCGCAGATTGCAAACTCGCCCATCAATTGCAGTGGGCTGGTCGTGACTGGCGAGCGGTTTATCTTTGCACTGGGCGCTGGCGGCGTTAAAAATAAAGTTGCTTGGTGCGACTTTGAAAATAACACGCAGTGGACCCCATCCAGCACCAATCAGGCGGGCGACGTGACGTTGCAGACCAGCGGCCAGATCATGGCTGCCGTCGCGGCACAGGGCCAGACAATTATCGTAACCGATCAAGACGCACACCGTGCGGTATACCAAGGCCCCCCATTTATTTACCAATTTGAGCGCGTTGGCGCGGCTTGTGGCGCAGTTGCACGTAAGGTGGTCGTGGACACGCCCGCCGGAGTTTTCTGGATGGGCCAGCAGAATTTCTTTAGATACGATGGGTCAACTGTATCAGAGGTTCCGTGCGACGTATTTGACGCGGTATTCAGTGACATGAACCCCGCCCAGATCAGCAAGAGCTGGGGTGTGCCGAACGGCCAAAACGGTGAGGTCTGGTGGTTCTATTGCAGCGCCGACGCGACCGAGATCGACAGCTACGTGGCATATGATTACCACGACAACCATTGGCTGATTGGCAAACTGCCACGCACCGCCGGAGTTGATCGTGGCGTATTCCGCGCGCCGATTATGGCGAGCGACGCTGGCCGGATATATAATCACGAAACCGGCTTCAACTATGAGGCCCAGACTGTCTACGCCCAAACTGGGCCATTCAAGATCGGCGCGGGCGACAACCTCGCCGTCGTCACCAGCCTGATCCCAGACGAGCTGGCGCTTGGCAGCGTCACGACTACGTTCAAGACGCGCAGCTATCCAAACTCTGCGGAGGCATCACACGGGCCATATACGCTGACAGAACCGACCAGTGTCCGGTTTCAGGGCCGACAAATCCGCATGAGGGTTGACGCAGTTGACGGTGACTGGCGCGTCGGCAAGTTTAGATTTGACGCCAAGGCGGGTGGCCGCAGATGAGCGGACGCGCACCGCCACCCTTTGGCCCAGACTGGAAGACTTGGGGCCGACAACTGACTACGTGGCTGGGCCAGTCGCTGCCCAACCTGCAGTGGTTTACCGGCAATGAGACTGCCGCACAAAATGGCACGCTGCTGTGGAACGAGACTGCGTCGTATCCAGTGGTGTCCAAAAATGGCGCGTTTCGGCAGGTCGTCGTAGAAGGCGGCGACGCGCAGCTATCTATCACGTCTGACGTCACGGCGGCAGCAACGAACACGGCATACCCGTTGACGTTCACGCTCAATACTGGCCAATTCATTTCGCTTGGGTCGCCGGCGTCGCGCATTGTGTTCGCGGAGGCTGGACACTATTCCGTCTCGTTTGCGGCGCAGACTAGCAGCACGTCGGGCAGCACAGTCAACT